CAATCCTCCTTCATTAGGATAAGTTGACTGTGATGTACATCTTTTCAACGCTGTCAACCGGCTGGATATAACATTCAATCAGGACAGCATCTGAAGCAGCTCCCGCGGATACTGTAACATCGTCGGCGGTAAAGTTCTGGATTGCTGCAAGGCGCTGGAGCTCATTGAAATACTGAACTAGCGTCGCACGCAGGAGGGATCTTCCGTCGGCGTTGTTGTTGACCTTTCCGGCATACCCAGATTCGAAGATTTCAACGATATCATTGTTAATACCATCGAGAGTACGGATGATCCTGTTCTTTTTGAACTGAGCGCCCTTCGAAGTTGTTGTGGTCGTGAGCGAGTTGATGTCATACACTGCCATGACATTTTGAGCGGAGTCAACCTTGAAGATGAATTTCCCGGCCGTGATTGCCGCCTCCATCTCTGACTTGGTCATTCTCGGCACAACATCGATTGCGCCAATGTACTTCTTTCCGGTATTTGACTGATAAACAGCCGCACCCGCCGTAACACCCGCAACCCAAGCCGTTACCTGAGCATTTGTGAGTGAAGTCCCGTCAGACAACCGGACTGCCTGCGTAACATTGATAATCGCTTCGCTATCTGCTACATAGTCCGGTAACACCGCCTGGATCTTGACGCCCTCATCATTTCTCATGGCCTCAACCCATGTTTTGATCGATGCGTGGATTGCGGAAGTCGTGTACGGATAGCAAAGGACATTGAAGTTTACCGTTTTTAATGCTGCCAATGCTGCGGTTACGTCCGCAGCTTCGTGAGTTGCGGCGCCAAGATTATAGATGATAACCGTCTTTGCACCTTTCAAGGCTTCACCTGCCAGGAATTTATCCGCAGCTGTGGCAGCCGCCGGCCATTCACTGGCATCGGTAGCCGTGATGGTATACATATCATCCTGGGTGCCCTTACTCATTTCCTGCAGGATCACAACAATGCCTCTGTCGCCCGGCGTAATGGACAGCGGAGCATTGGTTAGGAAATTGATATAGGCGCCGGGAAGGATTTTATTTTGACTGGTCCATGTTCCTCCCATGATAACCCTCCATTTCTTTTAAATATTGGTTGTGGTTTCTTGTGCCTGCATCACTGTTCCGGTTTCAACTATCATTTCTGAAAAGCCTACATCGAAGGTAATATGCAGAACATTGTCTGTGATTTTGGCTTGCTTATTCTGTATCCGATAAGTTCCGGCAATATCCAGCTCCCTGAGAAGCGTTTCTTGGACCTCGAGGCAGTCTATTCTAATGTCTGAAATCTTTTTATTGCTAAAATAGGCCAGATCAAATGACACCAGACTTTTATATTTCTTGCCTAACCTTTTCCCGTAATCTTGGTCGAAGATAAAGATTTGGAATGAGGGCGTTTTAAAATTCTGCGGGACATTATCGTCATAGATCTTAAATGTCGGATATAAGGCTGCCAATTTGTCCACGATCGCCTGTTTTACATCACTTAACATATTTCTTCCCCACCTTTATCACTTCTTTCTGGAATTCAGCCGCAAGATTTGTCTCAACCACGTGCATTGCCCTCTCAAGCATGAAATCGCCTTCGATCCATCCCACTGTTTCTCCAGACTTATTCACAACACGATGCCCGTCATTTACATACGAGGCATAGTCTGCGGTATTGTAAAGGACTTTGGTTATGACTTTTCCCGCCCGCCTTATTCTACTGGACTTCCAGCTCCGGCGCATGAACCCGCCCATCTTAACTGTTTTTACATCGAAATGAACATGTTTACCTTCTCTCGTGTAAAAATCAACTGCATGTGGATAGTCCCCAACAGGCGTATTTTTAATTGCGTCGGCTTTTCCAATGTTTACAGCTTTATTGAGACATTTTGCATCGATCTGGCGGATGTCCCCAAAATAACTGCGCAGAATTCTTCGGTACTTTTCGACCTGCTTTTGGTTATATGCCTTGTTACTGGTCATGCCTTATCACTCCGCTTAACACTGAATTCGAACTTTCCGGAATAAACAAAACCCTCACCGACAGAAAGACTGATGGTATTCCCATTCCGTTGGGTTATGACAACCCGGTCTCCCTCCTTAATGTCAGCACTCGAACTGCAGAAAAGCTTATGGGAGTTGACCAGGTCGGGAGAGCCTTGGTCCCCCGTATCCGTCAAACTCCCACCGCTATAATGACACTTGATTCCGTAAGCGATTTGCGATTCACTGTTCTTCGTAACGCCGTTAACCACGTTCTCGGTCCAGCGGTACACATCCATTCTGTCTTTCCACAATCGTTCCGAAGGTTTCATTTCCGTGTCCTCCTAAACTGCTGCAGTGTTTTCTTATCTCGGTCAGACAGCCCGTAGATAGTATCCTTAGAGATAGAACCGTCAACATTATAAGTAATGGACGTATCCCCCTCTTTGATTGACTTCACATCGAATACGGCAGCATCCCCATTCTCCGCCTCATAATCAATGATTGCCTTTACTTTCTTACGAATGTATGGCTCCAGTGCTTCAGGAAGTTCAGTAAGATTGCAGTAATTCATTGCATCCTGTATGACATCATTGATCATAAGGTCTTTGTCCGTGCTGGTTATTTTAAGGTTTTCTCTAACTTTTGCGAGTAAGTCTGTTATTAGCATTCTGATCAACTCCTTAAAAAAGGGAGCTGATTTACTCAGCGCCCTCTAACAGTTTAATTAGATCTTCTTTCTTGGCCTTGGGATCAAACTCAACAGCCTTGTCCTTAAGCAGATTTTTAATCTGTTTAACAGTTAAGCCCTCAGAGGTTTCCTCCTGGTCTTGCTGCTCTTTCGCCAAGGCTTCACGCCGCATTCTCTGAAACGCAGTTGCGCTCATATGCTACACCTCCTATTAACCAATCTTATGTTTGAACTGGACAATACGAATGTTCTTGTTCTCGTACTTTCTTGCCCAGTTTGTGGTAGTGGACAACTCTGCATTTGTTGGAGACGCTCCTGTGGGGTTTCCTGTGAATGCGATGCCTCTAGGATGCAGAATGAAGTGTCTGCGATTGATCAGGATGTCATCACCAGCCAGGCTGTCTCGGTCTGTCTCGGTGGGTACCGGAGCGCTTCCTTCGCCGCGTCCAATAGCGCCCTCTCCGAAGAGATATGTGGTATATACGCCAGTTGTAACCGGCATACCGTCGTCGACAATAACACGCTTGTTCATGTAGTACGGTACGCGAGGATTTGCTTCGGATTCCTTAATGTACTCAATCAAATTGAGTTTAGCAAGGTATGTCTCGACTGCACTGTGCATTGCAACAGCTACGAGACGATCTTTTGCGTCTCCCAGTTTCTGAGATGCATCAAGGAAATTCGTTCCATCAATATTTGCTGCATCGCCTGTTCCCGCGCTGATATCATGAACATTTCCAGTCATTGTAGCTGCGCCCATCGCACCATTAAGGGTTGCGATAAGCACTTTCTGCTCCATACGTGCCCAATAAGCTGATACCAAGTCACCAATCGCTCTCATTGGATCATCACCAGACAAGGCTTTGGCTAAATCGTTTGCTGCCCACGCCTTACCTCTCATGAGTAATACAGCGACGTCCTGACCGGCTGTGATTTTCCCAGGTGTCAGGGCGGTGCTGTCTGAAAGAACTTCATCATCGCCGGTCAAATCATCCCAGTATGGCATATTGATCAGTTTTCCGCCTGCTGAGGCTAGCCTGTCAAGCTCAGGGTTTGGAACTACAATTCCGCTTTGGACTAACGCAGACAGCTGCGCAGTTCTTTGAATTACGTATGGATTAAACACCTCAGGGACTATAACGTCCGCAATTCTTGTTGGCATATTAATTTACCTCTCTTTTCTTTTAATCTTATTGCCTATACACTTGCTTTTAGTTGTGCTGCAAGCTCCGGATCTTCTTTCAGGAGCTTTGCTTGCTGCGTCAGATTGAAATGTTCCTTACTCCAAGGGTTCTTAACCCCGGAAGGATTCTTGTCCTTATTAAAAGGATCTCCCTTGCCTTTGATATCTGTTGTAAACAGATCTTTATAAGTTTCTTTGAGAGCAGTAATCTGCTCATCAATGCCAAATACCTGCGAACCGTCTTCGGACAGCGATAATTTTGTTTTATCGATTTTTCCGACGAGAAGTTCTGGGTGCCTGGCATCAGTGAGCTTTGCCTGAATAGCAGTTTCGATTTTCAAGTCTTTCAGCTTAGCCTCATAGGTTTCTTTTGTGGTCTTGTTGGCCTCCTGCAGGTCCTTGATCGTTTTTTCAAGGTCTTCGTTGCCCTTTACCTTTCCCTGAAGATCCTTAAGCTGCGTATCTCTTTCGCCGATCTGCTTCTCCAGATCTTTCTTGGTCTCATTCAGTGTATTGAACTCTGACTTTGGCACCGCATTCTTCGGGAACTCTTCTTTAATCGTTTTCATCAAACCATCTATATCAAGCTTTCCGTCTGTAATCGTTGCCTTCTCAAGTAATGCTTTTAACCATTCCATTTTTAATTCCTCCATAGATTTTTATTCCCGCTCTCCGGGTGGTGGGATATAGCCGTTATTCTCCGGCTGAGTTTACAATTGGCCTTTTCAGACAATAAAAAACAAGCCTGTTTAACGTCAGCGCTCCATGACAAGACAGGAAGAATCACCTCCTAATAAAATTAACAATCTGAATGTCTACAATATAAAAGCGCCTACCGAAGTAAGCGCCTATTCCGCTTGAAGAAATTCAAGACTGTTTTTGTATTTTTCTACCCTATGTAAATCCTTTTCTGTTGGGTCTGGGATTCTGCTCAGATCCATGTTGTGTCTCAGATCTGCGATCTTTACTTCCCTGGCAAGCGGGTTAAGCTTTATCCTGTTCAGGTATTCACCATAATGCGTGCCGTCCTTGGTCAGTAGTCCCACGGCTTTTACGATTTCCTCCTCGAATCCCATCTCCAGGAGATCAGAAAGCGTCATGTCTGAATCCTCAACAACGTCATGGAGCAGAGCGACAATCTTCTCTTGTTCTAATTCGAGCATACCTGCCACCGAAAGCGGGTGCAAGATATAATCGGCTCCCGCCTTGTCCTTTTGCCCCTCGTGCGCTTTACGAGCTACTTCCAGAGCCTTTTCTATTGACAATTTCCATCGCCTCACTTTCGGATATCTCGGTATAATTCCCATAGAAATCAGACTCATCAGAGAAGTACTGGATCATGATGCCGCTGTCAACCCAGCCTTTACCTGAAATATATTGTTGTTGGCTTCTCCCTTCAGTACGGACAATGGTATCCTTGTGCTTCGGAGAAAGCAATTTATAATATGTCATTTCTTCACCTTCTCTATATCCTTTGGCTTAACCAATGAATCAGATAGTTCAAACATTTCCTGCTGTAGCTTCAAGTATTCCTCGGACGTGACGTCTGTTAACAAGCGCTGTTTTTCATACAGCTCGTGCAGTTTTCCATCTTTCAGGGTAAAGCTTTCAGGCGTATGATACTGTAATTCAAATTTCTGGCCATCCGGTGAGATTACCGTTGTGTTGATTCCTTTATAAGGATTATTCTTATTGGTCCATGTATTTTTGATCTCAATAGTATTATACCCCTTCTTTTTTAGTGCCTCAATGCTTTTCAGTGTTTTATCTGCTAAATCCTGGGCCGATGCAGTGTAGGTATACCTTAAAATATCCTTTATTTCGTATTGATTGCCGCCTGGATCATAATTGGATCTGATTTTCCGCAAGAAGGAATCCCTTGCCTTAAGGAGATACTGCAATCCAACTTGCTTCATACCGGTTGCACTCGCTGTCTCTGTGACAATCTGGGTTATTGCAGGCTCCTTTGAAAGAGCCAGATTATAATAACCCATACCTTTTACCTGAGCCTTTAAAACGCCATATTCATCGGAATTGTTATATTTAATTTCCTGAAATACAGCCAGACTCTTAGGAGCATCTCCACCAAGCAGGATCTGATACTTTTCAAACTGAGTTTTGTCGGTTATGGCATTTTGGTATTTCTTCGCTGCAAGCACTGCATCTGGGTTACTTTCTATGTATTCAGCTTTCCATTCCTTGTACGTCATGTCGGCTGGTACTTTATATGTTTTACCGGTTATTGGGTCCCTAGCCGCTCTTGTACTACCGGAAGAATCCGTATCATCATAATAAGGAATCGTCGTAGTCCGGCACCATGGATGAAACGGTGGATAATTGACGCCGGTTACAGCCTCGGCAATATCAAAACGCTTCCCGTCTATCTCCATGCAAATCTCCGATGTCTTCAGGTCGAGAGTTGCAATCAACTCATATTGCCCCACCCCATCTTCTAGATATGCCGCAAGCGTACCTTGTTCGATCATGAAGGATCCTTCCGTATAGAGCAGCCGGTTAGCCTCATACTGCTTGCGCTCGAACTTCTTAGCGAAGTCTTGTGAGAAAGTATTCGGATTCTTGCCCTGGACCAGCATTGTGGTAATCCCCTCATTCAGTTGTTGCAGCATGTGGTCCTTCTGCTTCCAGAGCCGATCTGAGTAATCAGCACCATTGAACGGGTATGTAATTAGTTCTTCAACTGCCTTTGAATCCACAAGGGCAAACGCCTGATGAAAGCCCTTATACTGATCGATATTGAACCACGTCTGATAATAGGAACGAGAATAAACCTCTTTCAGCATTTTGGCACCATTAACTTCGTAATCGACCGCATAGAGCTGCTGGAGAAGCGCGTCAATCTGCTTTTGAAGTGCCTGATACCGAGTGATTCTAGCCTTGATCGACATATTGGTAACTTCGAGGTTATAGCTTCCCATGTTGGCCCTGACTAGATCGATGAAGTCATTCAGCTCGCCTATTTCTGCTCTATTAAGTGCCTTTTGAGCAGCGGCAAAAGAAAATCCGTTTGCATCAGCATAACGGACGTAATAGCTTTCAATGACTTTATTTATTTCTTTCTGTGCCTGCCTGAAGGCCTTTTGTAGGTCTGTGTAATAATCGGCAATCAACTTCTCGCCTGCAATAAACTGCTGCTCCTGCCGATCGATCCAGTATGTCTTGTTTGGCTTACTCATAGATGATCACCTAGACCTTTTTATCGCCAAACAGATCATCTTCCGGAGTTTTGCTCTCTTCCTCGATCTGCTTGAGTTCCTCCTCGACCGATTCCGGCCACGGATGATTTGCAATGATCGTCTTGTTGGAGATAATGCCCTTGCTGTTCTGGCAATCGGTGATTGTCTGGGATTCATTAATAGCAATATCCCTATTGAACACGATTTCGATATCCTTATCTGAAACCAGCTGTTTCGTAAATGTATGATATGTATTTACGAAATAAAGTAGTTGCTCAATCGCCCATTTGAAGTTTTCCTCTAAGGCATTGCATTTCAGATCCAGCCCTGAGTAGATGAATTTCAGTGCAATCCCGGAGGGGCTGTTTCCGAGTTTATCTGAGTTTTTATCAACGCCCTGACCGAAGTCAAAGATATCTTTCTTGAGCTGCTGGTAATGCTTTTCTGCCGCCTCAATATTTATTGTGGATTCAACCTTGTCCAGTCCAGCATTCTCATCAGCATCCAGCTTAACAGCTCGGTAATAAGCCAGATCTCTCATGAACTCACTGAGGTTTTCCCCGCCGTATCCTTTGAGGGCGTAAATAATGTTTTTTACCTCTTCCAGAAGGTTGGCAACATCGGACCGGGTAAGATCGTAGTTATCTATCAGAGTTTTCACGAACTGCAGGTCGGGAAGTTCGAAGTCGTTATTCTTGAATGGTATGAACGGCACTTTCTTCCATGATTCTGGTATATTGCCGACCTTGAAGTGGCCGTCATAGTTGTTCTCGTCGTCCAGATACATCTCTGCATCCTCAACGACCTGCCCTGCGTTCTCCTCCAGCATATAATACTCAACCGTCTCAGCGGTCCAGTATTCGATCTTGGTGATATACTTCTTAGTCTTACCTTCGTAAGTTTCTACAAGGTAATACCGGATCAATGCTTCCAGCTCCTCATGATCATTATCAACCCAGATCGGAATACACTGCTCCGCCGGTATCTTCATGACTCTGAATTTACCGGAGCTGTCGATATAGGGATGAAGCCAGGCAATTCCCTTATTCGATGCATCGGTGCCCAACCGGTTAAGCATCTTCTGAAATCTCTTACCCAGTGTATTTTCCACTGCCTCAAGGTACTTCTCATCTTCACAGGTCAAGGTGTAAGGCTTGGTAAGCAGATAATTGATCTTGTCATCGACCAGAGTATGCATAAACCCATGGGCCAGTTTGTTATTGGCTTTCGTTTCATCCTCAACCGGCTGCTCGTTCTCATAACGGATCATCTTTCGATTGCGGATATCGTTTTCGGTTTTATAATACTGCTCACCCTTGATCATGAGGCGACGCTCACGGGACCCGTTGAACTCGTCTATGTAGATCTTAATAAGCTCTTCCCGGGTTAGCATATTTACGCTGTTGTTAAATATCATTTCCTCACCTCACTATTTAAAGATCTTTAGCCCTGCTTGCTTCATATCGTCCTCAAGGGCATAGCGAACCGCATCAATACTGTGATTATCTTTATCTGGATATTCTGCCTTAAGATTGCCGTTTGCGTCTCTTTCCAGCTCATAGCCAAAAAATTCACGCCAGGTATTCGGGCAGCGCTCTGGATCAATAATGATTTCCTCGAGTTCCTCAGACAACCATTTCATCCCATGATCAACACTGTCAGGGCCTTTCCTGGCACCCTTTATCCTAACTCCATACTCTTTATAATCTGCAATACTTTTGGGTTCTGCACTGTCCGCAATAACCAAGTTATTATTTTTATTCTCCTGCTTCACGAGTTCGGCTGATTTTCGATTGCTGAGCTTAACCCGATGAATCTCATAGAAGATATACAGCCGTTTCCTGGTCTTATCGTAATGGCATACCGTATAATGAAAAGGATCCGAAGCGTAGCCCCAGTCAAGGCCCCTTCGGATCCGATCGAACGATTTAATTTCTTCGTCGGTAATGATTCGCTTTGTAAGGTTGGTGAATACCTCTGCCCCGGTGCCGGTAACCTCCCCCAGATACTCATGTTTGTATAGATCAGGTTTTGTCGCTTGCAGATGCTCTGCAGCCTGGATGAACTTCTCTCCCAACCATTCAGGCGGAACAGATCTATAATCGCTATGGTGACAGACCGTATCGGGCGTATCGAATTCAATAGGATTATTCACCCAGCTCCGTTGAGATTTAGGCGGGTTATAAGAATAAAAGACGGTGAATTGCTCACCGCCTCTGACAACCGATTGCTGTATGCTCCTGATCTTGTCTGCGCCCTCAAATTCGTCCAGTTCCTCAAACCAGAGGTATTTGATATATCCTTTCGAGACCTTGATCGATTTGGATTTCTTGACCTTGTCTGCTCCCCGAAAGAGGATCACTTGCCCGGTTGGTTTGTATGTGAGCCGTAACGGCGATATGGTTTGATGCCACAGATCGGAAACTCCCAGCGTATCAATAGCCCATACCAGCTGCTCGTATACGCTATCATGAAGATTGACACCATATCGCCGGAAAGCAACAGCGCTGGTCATTTTTCCTTTGGCTGCATCGTCCATTATTCCCAGGATGATCTCAGACCCCACGAAAGAGGACTTGGTGGATCCACGTCCCCCGTCGAGTTTATAGTAAGTGTGACGGCCCTCGTAAACGTCCCAGTGAAGATCATAAAAGGATGGGGCTATGACATCAGTCAGATTAACCGTCGGTTTTCCTTGGGATATCATTTACAATCGTCACCCCCACATCGCCCGTCAGCTTAACATTATCCGTAAACATCCCTAGGTGCTTACCCAGCAGCTCCAGCGCCTTCAGTTTATCAGCAAACTTGATTTCACGCTCCACGCTGCTGAAGTCGCCGTCCACTATCTTAACCTTTACAGAGGCAATGGCAGCGGTGTCATCTTCGTCGGCATCCTCTTTCAGAGTGGCATCCTTGGCGTTTACTACCTCTGTAGGATTCACAAAGGCGATCCTGGCCAGCTCCTGGACCACGCGGTCAGCGTTAACGCCGGTGCGTTTGGATCGTTCGGCCCTTAACTCTTCCACGCGTGTGCGAACCTTCGGATTTGCCATGATTTCAGACGCCGTCTGCGATGCCGATATTGGACTGTATCCTGCACGAATAGCCGCTTGCGTTTGATTTAGGTCTACAAGGTATTCCTGCACGAATAGCTCATGTTTTTTATTTCTTAATTCCGCCATCAGGTTTACCTCCTTCCGGGCAAAAGAAAAGAACAGCCACAAAAGCTGTCCTTTTAGATTGTTTATGTTATCGCTGCTCGTAAGCCTTTCTTAAGACTTCCGGCATCAGGCTTATTAAGGAATATCCCTTAGCGCTTGCTCCTGCCGATGTCGCATAAAACTTTAAATATATTTCAGCTAGTTCGTCTGCATTCTCGCAACCAAAATTCTCTGCATACAATTTTGTCAATTCCATTGCAACATCCTTATCATTTCTTTGAATTGGAGTCGGCTCTGTTTTTATTGTATCGGACATTCAAACGACCTCCTTTCCCGTTTTTGCTTTCATCATAACCTAAATTATGGCAACTTTCAACAAAATCTGGGCAAACGTCAAATATTTTTAATTCTTTCCTTTGCTATCTCGTAATACCCTGGATCCTTCTCAAACCCGATGTAATTTCTCCCCGTATTAATGCAAGCAACCGCCGTGGTCCCGCTGCCCATGCAGTTATCCAGAACAATCTCTCCCTGATTCGTATAGGTCCTGATCAGATATTCGAACAACTCAACCGGCTTCTGCGTCGGATGGAGGCCCCGCTCGCACTTAAAGTACAGAGCCTGCCGAGGGTAATTCTTGTAATGGGTCTGCGTGTCTTTGCCCAGAGAACTTACATGATAGACCGAATCTCTCATTTTCTTTCCCCGGCACTTGATCGGGTCATCTACCCTGATCAGCCCCTGGGCGTTGTAGGTCGGTGCCTGTTTATAAAAAACAACCACATCCTCAATGCAGCGGAGTGGTTGTATCTTTGCAAATGGAAATCCAGTTACCTGGTTCTTGATCCAGTACCAGCAGTACCTGAAATAGCGCCGGTTGCTGTTAATTAGGGTTGTCGTAAAGGGTTGTGCAGCGGTAAACACCATCGCGCCCCTTGGTTTGATGATCCTCTCGTATTGCTCCCATAATGGCCCGAACGGTATTATTGAGTCCCACTTACAATTCGTTGTTCCGTATGGGGGATCACAAAGGATCATATCGATGCTGCCATCAGGAATCTGTTTCATTCCCTCCAGGCAGTCCATGTTATATATTTTATTTATTATGTAAATCGCATTCCTTTCTTGGTGGTTTGCGAAATTCCTATTCTATTTTCTTATTTTTTTCTTGCAATATATCTTCAAGTACGCTCATTTTAAACTCATTATCCCCACCTTGAAATGCAGCTTTCGTTCCCACTACTCCTAATATAATAATTGTTACAAACAATTGGTATTTTTGATCTTCCATATACGCCACCGATGCATATATTGCAAATATTGTCATCATTAACGTAATTACATTATAGAGAGCGGTATCCCGTTTTAATCTTGCTCTTTCTACGTTTAAATTAGTTTTACACTTTCTATAATATTCTTTATAAATTACGTCATACTTTTTTACGGCTTTATTTACTGTTGATTTCATAAAACACCCTCCTCTTTTGCATAATAATACTACCAAATATTACTAAAATGCAACAGAAAACGCCCTGGTCCAACCGAAGGGCGCTTTCTTAAAGGAGGTCATACAATGAAGACCCAGAACGCATATTTCACCGATATCATCGTACCACAGGTAAAATGGGAATTGTGGGAATCTTCACTTACCCTCGAAAAATGCATTATGTTTTTTAGCTATCGTAGTTCTATCATATCCCAATTCCTGCCCGATCTGCCCCCACCCCATGTCATTGCGATATCTCAGCTGCAAGATCTGCCGCATGAGACTGTCCGGTATCGATTCAATCCAATCCTCAAGATATTCAATCTCACCTTCAAGTTTCCTGATCAGTCTTTCATATCGCTTCAGCTTTCGATCGATATCCTGATATGTATTTCCGGTAACCGGAATCACGTGCTTGTCCCACCTGTCCGGGGTCGATCCGACGACTGAATCGGCTTCATAGATCGGCTTGGCATTAAGGTAGTCTTTCCTTGCCTGCTCCACTTCTTTTTTTAGCCACTTTAATTGCTCCAATTCTACTCTCGTCAAGGCCTCACCTCCCTACAGCACTCCCGCCCTCTTCTTCGACTCATAAACTCTCTCAGACTTAAAACTATCGAATGTCTTATCTTTCCGGCGTTCCGAATTTACCCGATCCCGCTCCTCAGCTTGCTTCTTGAAATACTTCCGCCCAAGCTCACACCGGCTCTGACACCCCGGTGATCGGTGCTTGCAGGCGATGCAGGGTGATCTATCTCTCATGGGCGGTCACCTACTTTCTTTTGACAATGCGGTGGAACAATATCATCTTCCGCGTTTGCAACCTCTCGTGATCCAAACCAGGCCCATGCGTAAATGATGATAGCTGCGGGTAAGGCGATAAACAATAGGCATTGCAATAATTCTTTCATCGCCCCTCACCTCCCGGCAGCCGATCGCCTTTTCTCATGCGGTAAATCCTATTCAGGATCGGCTGAAGGATCAATGACTGCTCCAAGGTACACTTATTCATTGCGACTTTCACAAAGGCTTCTAATTCGTCCAGTGTCAGCTGGCGAGGATCTGGAGTACAAGGCCCCTCGATACACGGTTGTTTGACGGTATCATCAGATAGCGTTAGGCAGATTCGACGGTTCCAGTCAGCAATCGCATCTCCTTCTGTCGGGAAATCATTTTTATATGTACCGCAGCTCTTGCAGGCCACATAGTACGGCTCTTCCCATTTGGTTCCACCGGGTGGATCTGGATAGGTTTCAAGAACCGCTTCACCGCCGCAGAACGGGCAACTCTTCAACTCACTCATGCCCCCGCCTCCTCGCCATACTTGCTGACAATCCGGTTGTACTTATCAGTGACCGTCGCAGGAAGTCTGCCGCCCGACAGCAGGGCTTTCTCCACATCGGCCTTAGCCTCATGGTATGCTTTAATCTCGTTATAGGCCTTTTGCCAGATACGATACTCCAGGGTACCCTTATGCGGTATTGGTTTACACATCCACTCAGGATCTATGTATCCTTCCGGCTCCTTTGGAAATGGGCTGACCGGATCCACGCTGCTTTCCATCTCGGGGTCGAGCTTAATCGGCTCTTTCTTAGCCTCATTCTGTGCTACCATATCCTGTACAGCTGCCTCGAATACCGGATTGATTGTTGCAGGCTTCCTGGTCACTGCTTCCTCCCTCATCCTTTCAACCAACTTCTCAAATTTTGTTTTCTGATCTGGCGAGGGTTCAGGTTTAAATAAAGTCTCAACCGACTTCTCCGGTTCCTCATCTGGCCTGTTACGCGCGATGTTCTCATACTGATTCTCGGATTTTGATTTGAGTTTCTTAAAGAGACTCTTATTCCTTTCGAAGTCATCTGTCGTAAGGGTCTTTGGTGTCAGTGTCGCATTCTCGCGGATGATCATGCGGTCTTTACCAATGCTATTGACAATGTGTAGCTTGCCATCATACATGATCTGTTCGTTGCGATCAAAGGGGAAGGGGGTGCCTGTAAGCTCCACTGGTTTCTCCGGTTTTGGCTCTGTCTGTTTAGACCCTTCCTTCGCCTTCTCTCCTTGCGCCCGAAGCCTATTGATTCGGGTGTTTACACTCCCCTGGGTCATACCCATAGCCCTGGAAATCTGTGCATTTGTTTTACCCTCATCTATCAGAGCGTATATTTCATCGTCGGTGAATTTTGATTTAGCCATCTGTTTTTCCTCCGTTCCTTCAATTCAGAATTTACAAACCTTTAACACAGTCTTTATCTGTATCTGTTCCTTATAAAACTCGCCTATACTGATATTGCGAGTAAAACTTTTCATTGACCACTTCTCTTAAATTGCCTGTCCTGTGTCGAGACCTACCTCAGTATTACAACCGACATCAGGAGCGGGCACTTTTATGTTCTTATAGTTCCTCGATCTTTATGTAAATCCCAGGCACCGCTGCCCAGAACTTCTCTATGATTTCCGATGCCACTATAGCATCATCGGTCCAGTATCCCAGCTGCGTCATGATGTCCTTGAGCATCTTCTGCAGGTTGTCGGTATCCGGCTTGGTGATCTTATACTCCCCGTCCTGATGCTTGCCTTTGATTGGAAAACACCACTTCGTCACCAGTCTGACCGCTCCGGTGTATTTTGCTTCCGGTATGTTCTTGACCAGGTGCCCCTGCAGTTTGTTCCTGACAGCTGCCAGCTCAGGCGGCTCATACGGTACCGGTTTGCCGTTTACGACATGAATCTTTTTCTCTTGGTGTGTTTTTGTCGGCGGCTTCATTGTCATGAAAAACTCAGTCGTCATTCTTATCAACTCCCATATTTTTACTTTTTAGCAATGATCATTTTTGTCACTGTCTTGTATGGGAGGGGTAGGGGGGAACCGCGTCGTCTATCGCGGTCCCCTATACCTTCCCCATACGTGACGTCGCGTTAGCGGCGGGAAAAATTATATATATTTATATATATAGATTTCCCCGCAACTTTGCGGAGACCATGTTTTAATGATTACCGCGACTTTGCGGAGACCATAGCAATGATGATCGTTGCAATGTTGCGGGGACCATAAAATCATGATACTTGCGACTTTGCGGGGACCATGTTTTTTGCCGCCGCATTATTCGTTTGTCGCATCTTTTTTGACAACAATACTACCTCTATTTTTATCAATCGTGTATCCAAATCGAGAAATCCAGTCCCGAATTGTTCGATCAGCAACCTCTTTTCCTGTTGAAGAAAACCACTCAGTCAGGTCCTTAATCGTAGGAGGCTCACCCATGTTACAGTTATTGACTGCGTCCTCAAAGGCCTGTTCCTTTGTCCGTTTTTCGGCTTTTGCGTTCGCCTTCCTTTTATCTGTTGCTTTCTTCCATGGTGGCATTTCTCCGTCTGCGTCGATGTCCTTCAGGCTACCAATCACATCCACATGGTGCGTCGGATAATCAAACCACAGATTCACTGGAGGAAACTTTGAGAATTCTCTGAGCGTGCCTTCTATTCTCCAGGCCGTCCGGTTCTGTACAGCTCTTCGTGCCTTCTTGATTGCTTCCTTGAGACTGCTATGCTGCTCTTCGCCCAGAAGATACTTATCACAAGCCGCGAGCATGGCTCTTTCCGAACACATATCATCTTGAGAAACATGATCCTCCCAGGTCATCGAATAACGGTCTAGGTGATCGATACAAACTGCACATACAGCCTTGTTTTCTTCCTGCTTTAGCAGATCCTCATTTAGTTCCAGCTCGATGAGATCCAGCAGCGCGTCCGGGTCACGTGCGAATACTCCGGATCCGGATGCACGGTCCATGGAGCGCTTGCCCCCCTGGCTGCCCTTACTATGGTGATGGCAATAGATAACCGCGCAACCCAGCTCTGTGCAAACCCGGTCGAACTGATTACAGAAGTGGGCCATTTGATCAGCGCTGTTCTCGTCACCGGTTATGACCTTATAGATCGGGTCAATAATGATTGCTATGTAATCCTTCTTCTGAGCCCGTCTGATCAGTTTTGGCGCGAGTTTGTCCATAGGTACGGACTTACCCCTAAGATTCCAAATATCGATATTAGAAAGGTTCTCCGGCTTCCACCCCAGAGCCTCATATACATCCTTGAAGCGATGCAAGCAGCTCGCCCTGTCAAGCTCCAGGTTGACATACATAACCTTACCCTGCGTACACTTCCAATTGATCCACTGCTTTCCTTCCGCAATTCCAATAGTAAGTTCGATTAGGGCGTAAGACTTACCAGCTTTTGACGGACCGGCAAGGAGCATCTTGTGCCCCTGTCGCAGGACATCCTCAATTAAGGGCGGCGACAGCTCCGGCAAGTTGTTCCAGACAGACTCCATGCTTTCAGGTTCCGGAAGATCATCATTGACGCCTTCGATCCATTCAAACCATTCCTTCCAGCTTTCCTTACCGATATTTGTATCTACAAGGAACTGTTTATGCCCGTTTCTCATCACACCTGGCATCCGAGAGAGCCGGGATGGGTTTCTGTTCTGAGTATCGATCTTGAGGCCGTTTTTCTGGCACACTGTATAGAGGTAGTCAACCCGTTTACGATATTCGTCATAGTCAGCAGCTTCCACCTTTACGATTGCATGGAGACTCTTTCCCCCGCTGAAAACAAGGCATGCCACCGGCAGTTCAAGTTCCCGGATGATAGCGTTCTGTTTGTCCAGATCGAGGTTATCTGACTCCACAAGTGCATAACGGAACTCAGTCACATTTTCGTTTTTAACCCCTTTCCCATCTAGGGGATTGAACCTGATCCACGCACCTACTTCTGGTTTGTAGTCGCCTAATACAGCGCCAATGTCTCCATTGCATTTATTAAGCAGTTCTATCAACTGGCCAGCGGTACGATCGCAGCATCCTTTCTTCGGGAAGTATTTCTTCTTTTCATCGTCATACCAACTTTCAGTCACATATCCGACATTCTCCGATGCCTCAAAGAGCGTTTCAAGGTACCGAACAAGATCCTCAACCGGATTCCAGTTTATCGGCTGCGTGATGTCTCTTCCTTCAATCCAGTTCTTATCGATTACCACCAGTTCATCTTTCGCACCGATAATATCATTCCAGTCCAGCTCATGACCCTGATCTCGTTCAGGCTGCCAGCCGTGATCAAGCGCCATCTGTACGATGGTCCCTGCGGTAATGGGCTTTGAGGTGCCCCGGAAGCTTTCCCACTTCCGGAAGCACTCGCCCTGATGGTACCGGTGTGCATCCCTCCGGCTCCAGGCATCCCAGTCCGCAGCTGTATAGCCTGCTTCCTTTAGGCCCATGCCGACGTTGATCCACTCCTGGTAATCAAGATCTGCAGGATGGATATGATCCAATATTTCAAGTAAGTTGTTGTTATCGTGTTCTACCACGTGATCACCTCAGGTCTATATTCGGAAGGGTTGATACCGCTGGGAACTCTCCAGCCGTTGCCAGCAATCCGATCAATAAGGTTTTTAGCTGAGTCAAATTGCCATGTGCCGACATGCTGGAAGCCGCGCCCTTCGAGGAAGCGAATCTGCTTTGGAGTCGTCAGCCCTTCCGTTCTTCGCTTATCAAGTCTATCAAGGAGCTTTGCAGCTTTACCGGCATTATCAATCTCATCCGGCATGATTCCGAGTTTTTCAAGTGTCTGGATCTGTTTTTCAGATGGTGGACTCATTTCCCACCCGAAAGCCGGCACATAGCTTGCGAGGTCTTCTGCCTGGATACTCATTTCAAATTGCAGGGGATCCACCAGTTTACGCTTCCGATTTTTCATTTCCTGCAGTTTCTTTGCCAGGGCTTCCTCGCGCTGTGCAACGACATCCTCAGCTGCCTGTTTCTCTGCTTCCTCAATATCTACCGGGCAGCCAGCTGCCTCGATATTCTCTGTCATCTTCTTAGCTACTTCTTCGTTCTCACAGATCAGGCTGGCCGGGTGGCAGAGCTCATGGCGTTCTGTATGCCAGAGGAAATCCAAAAGTAACAAATCCTCTTTCCCCGGATAAAGCCGGGTACCGCGTCCCACCATCTGGCAGTAAAGGCTTCGAATCTTCGTTGGCCTAAGGACCACAATGCAGTCTACCGACGGACAATCCCAACCCTCTGTAAGCAGCATAGAATTACATAGCACGTTATACTTTCCAGCATCAAAGTCTGCAAGGATCTCGGCCCGATCACGGCTATCTCCGTTTACCTCTGCTGCAGCAAAGCCCTTTGAATTGAGAATCTCGCAAAACTTCTGGCTAGTCTTAATCAGGGGAAGGAAAACAACGGTCTTGCGGTCCATACAACACTTAACCATTTCATCCGCTATTTGGTGGAGATATGGATCCAGTGCCGTACCAATGTCGCCCGCCTTGAAATCTCCCGACTGCATCCCAACACCAGAAAGATCTAGTTTCAGCGGGATTGTATGTGCTTTTATTGGCGAGAGGAATCCTTCCTTTATTGCTTTTGGGAGAGTATATTCATAGGCCAAAGATTCAAAGTACTGCCCTAGGTTCCGCATATCTCCCCGATCGGGTGTTGCAGTTACACCCAGCACCTTAGCATCAAAATGACCTAAGACCCTCTGATAGCTATCGGACAGGCAATGGTGCGCCTCGTCTACAATAATCGTGTCAAAGTAGTCGGAAGGGAATTGCTTTAACCGCTTTTCCCTCATCAGAGACTGGACGGAACCGACTACCACCCGGAACCAACTACCGAGACAGCTTTCTTCTGCTTTCTCTGTTGCACACATGAGGCCGGTTGCCTGGGCCAACTTATCTGCTGCCTGGTCAAGTAGCTCACTTCGATGAGCAAGGACCAAGGCCCTTTCCCCTTGCCTTACACGATCCTCAATGATCTTACTGAAAACGATAGTCTTGCCGCAGCCAGTCGGCAGTACCAGCAGGGTCTTACGGTTTCCCTTCGCCCATTCCTGCTGCACTGCCTCCTTGGCTTCCTGCTGATATGGTCTGAGATCCATTAAAATGATCCTGCTTGGAAAGTGACCGGTGGTTGAGTGGGCGGTTTCTCAGCCGGTTCATAAAACTTCTTGATCTCATTGCCGGACATTTCTTCACCGGTGTCTCTATGCTTCCATTTTTTCACGATGACTTTGCATTTTCCTTTTGATCCTACAACTTCGCCCCAGCGGGGTTTCATGCTCTCGCCTTTTTTCTTCTGTCCGATTCCAACCAGGAAGGCGCTCACCATTCCCTCCGTCCTGCTATGTAGGAAAAGATTGTGGGTGATTGTTGTTGTAGCGCCATTGCTACCACATACCTTAATATGTAGTATGGCTTTATTGCACGCTGGGAGTTTCTCACTTCCCGGGTGTCGGCCACGTTCAAAGGATATGACTTCGAAATCATAATCTCCATCAGGGACCAGTTCAAAATCCTGGCCATCATTTTGTATCTCATCATCCCACCCTAATTCGCGTTCAGTGTCCTCATAGAATCCATCAGGTATGTTATTGTTTGCCATTATTACTATCTCCTTTCGGTTAATACGGAATTTCGTCTTCTCTTTTCTTCTTTATCATATCGAATACTTGCGGCCATGCTGCCACCAGCACCCCATCAATGAATCCTGTATCGTAGTTTTCTATTGGAGTCCCTTTTGGGTAATATCCTTTCTCTGTTACGACTGCCTGGACCTCCTCATACTTGACGCTGTTTGTCACCATCAGTTCAGCGAGAGCTTTCGGGATTGGCCAGGACATTTCATCCTTTGCTACAGGCGGTTCATCTTGGGGCTGAGCTGCCGGGGTGGTAGTAGGTTGAGTCTGCAGAGTCTGATCAGACTTAACCTCTGCCGCTTGTGTCTGTTGTAGGTTTACTGCCCTGATTGGTATACAGTGAGCGATTGCGGCGTATTCAAACGGGAGCTCTGGATCGAGACCATGTCGATTCTTGGCGTCCCACCACGGCGTGTGTGTGGTATACATTACTCGCTTTCCACCTTGAGCTTTGTTCTTACCCTTCTGTGCTCCTTGGCTGTCCACATTTACAACAAGCGTCTTATAGTTAGCAAAGAGTAGGAGGTCGGCCCACTCCTTTAAGAGAGGAGCGGTTTTCTTTTCCAGTTTTAGCTGCCAATGATCGTACCCACCAATTTCCTCGGGTTGTTCGATTTTTTTAATCTCGGCATGAGCTGTAATAACAACATTGATGCCGACTTCGATAATCTCTTGCAATTTATTAAGGAACCTGCCCCATTCTTCTTCCAGGTAGGTGTATCCCTTGCCCCAGCCAAAATCTTCAATACCGCTTACCCCTGACTTTGCGCAGATATGCTCCGCGCAAAGCCTTTCAGCCCAGTCTGCCGTATCTACTATGAGCGTCTGGCAGATGTTGCGATGGTTTTTAACATGCTCTGCCTGTGACAGCAGCATTGTCCATGATGATGGCTTGGGGAATCTGGCAACATCCATATTCGCCGTGCTGTCCTCAGTGTCAATAAACAGCGGATCCGGAAACTGTGAGGCAATTGTTGATTTGCCAATCCCTTCTGGTCCGTATACGACAACCTTTAAAGGTTTGATCTGTTTTCCTTTTATAATCTGCATTAGAATTCACCTGCCTTCCATGATGGCACCGCCTCTGTTGGTGCTTCTGTTCCAGCCACATATCCGTCTTCAATAATGATGCTACATTCGTCTCCGGTACTAACTCTGGTGGCAATAGCCTGCAGACCTTCCGCCTCGAGCCACGCCCCAAACTCCCGCAGAGTATCAAGGTCCATCTGCTCCAGCTTGTCTAGGAGGACAAAGCCACATTTGGGGTTAAGCTTCCTAACGATGGCGGTTGATACCTTCAGTTGATCAGATCCCGACATATTGTCCCACCGGTACCCATTGTATGTAAGTTCGCCGTCCTCAACGGAGAGTCCAGACAAAGGAAGCTGTGCGCCTTTCAGCAGGTCTATTTTCTTCTGCCTTACATCGTTAATTTCACCGGTGAGAGCGTTGTATTGGTTCTCGTATTCCTGAGCATCCTGCTCGGCCTTATCTTTGTCAAGGTTAGCTCTGACTTTCCGGTTGATCTCTTCGATATTGCTTATATTTGCTTCAAGTTCTTCCGTGGATTCATCATGCAGATCCAGGGCGGATTTTCTGGCGATCTCTAGGTCAGCTAGGACGACTTTCTGCTTTTCGAGCAGTTCATCAAGTTTCCGCTGGATATCTGCGGCTTGTCCCTCTAAGAATGAAAGGTTCTGCCTTTTCCACTGGTTCTCACCGTTCCTTGCGAGAATCTCCTGCTGCTGCTTGATCAGATCCGATGCTGATATTGGTTCCTTCGGTGCATCTGGAAAGTATGGCTGCTCTTTGGCGAATTTCTTTTTTTGATCAGCGATCTGGCCAATGGCATGCCGACGGTTATATATCTCTGACTCCTGCCGTTCAAGCTCGGCCAGCTGAACACCGACGCCGATGATCTGCAGAAGCGCCTGAGCCTTTTCCCTATTGCTAGATTCCATGAATTTAGGAAGATCCAGAGCGAGCTGCTCAACAAAATCATTCAGGAGCTGCTGACCTCCTTTCCTACCGTCCGGGTCTATTACCTTCAGATCACTGTTCTTGCCTTTGCGTTCGACTACAAGTCCGTTCGACATGACTATATGTAGATTAGGTGGAATAACGGATCCGTCGCGTTGCGGATCCGACGGTCGGTACCTTTCCCCACCAAGAGCCCAGGCAATAGAATCTAAGATGGAAGTCTTGCCCTGGTTGTTCTTGCCACCGATTACTGTCAGGCCGTTTGCAGTCGGTTCTATTCTCACAGCCTTAACTCGTTTCACATTCTCTATTTCGAGTTTGTTGATTTTAATACTCATTTGACACTCTTATCCTTTCGTGTTATTCTGAGGGTGAAATATTTTCGCGTGCGCCTAATACGGAAGTTGCAGCTTCTGTGGGCGCTTTTTCTTTGTTGATCTGTACCTCCCTTTCGATTTTGCCCCGCTGTATGGCCTCTTGATGGCTACTAACGTAAATGTCAACCTTTCGGCCCTTAACTGCTCCACCGACATCCTCAGCTATGTAAGCTTGTCCATCGATCAGGATCTCGCTGCCAAGAGGTATCACTTCTGGGTCCACTGCTACAGTTCTACCCTCCGTTGCCATCGTACCGGTAGCCGTTATACCGTCGGACTTTCCGCAGCAGATCGCGCAGCTGCAGTAATGTGTAACGGTAAATGTTCCAAGGCTGACCGGCTGTGCGTCAGGAATTTGAGTTATCGGGTTCATCCTCGCCGGTTCTAGTTCCTGTCGTAGCTCCATGATCTGGTTCAGCGTGTCTTTCTGCTGGGTCAGCAGCTGAGCTTGGTTAGCCAGGATCAGCAGACCAATAAGAGTTAAGAAGATCAGAAGTCCGGCTAGCAGCATTGTAATCACAAAGAGCTTCCTAGTGATTTTATGTAGGTGTCCATGGATACGTCCTATCTGGCTGTCTGGCATCCCATCACCTCCTCTGCATCTCGGCAATGCAATCTGCACAAACATTCTTGTCATGAATCCTCTTAACATCTTTCGCGTTCCCACAAAAAATGCAAGCGGGCTCGTACTTTTTAAGAACGATGTAGTCACCGTCAACGAAGATCTCCACTGGATCCTTGATCTCAATGTCCAGGGTTCTTCTCAGCTCGATTGGAAGAACTATTCTTCCGAGCTCGTCCACTTTTCTTACAATTCCTGTTGCTTTCATTGGTTCCTCCTTTAAATGATCAGTTATAACTTATACTTCGCCTTCTGCCCAGAAGATGCTGAGCTTGTGCTGTTCAGTACTACGCATCTTTCCAGTCTTCATGGCGACCAGCATTTCCATGATCTCGTCCAGATCAATTGATACGTCTTGCAACAATCCAGTAGATAGACTTTCTATGCAGCCATACGCTTCCGCTGCAGTGCTGCATCGGTATTCTAGCGGATAGCGCCCGTTTGAAACTATGATTTTAAAGTGCATGTTGTTCCTCCTTTCCGCCGGCGTTCCCGGCTGCTACATCTGACTTTTCTCCACAATCCTTCCGGCCACATCCAGAATGTGATACTGCTTCGCCTTGCCGGTTTTTATAAATTCAAGCCCTTGTAAGAACTCCGGCATTCGCCCTGGAGAGAGCCGCATATATTTGGCGGTCTGTGTTGGTGTGATGAAGGCGCCGCCGCCGACAAACGCCTTCATGTCTCTAGTCAAGGACTGCTTGTCCAATAGTTCTCCTCCTTTCTATTAAAGCCCTTCCCTCCCTATCCCGCCTTCGGCTCTTTTGGCTCGTCACCTGGTAACTCTAATAAATATTCAATGGTTACTCCCCATTTCTGACTCATCAGTCTTAACTTCCCTGATGGGATTTCGGTAGTACCTCTGATCCACGATAAATAGGTTTTTGACGTTATACCGAGTTGCTCAGATAAAGCCTCTTTTGATAGCCCACTGCGGACTCTCTCAGCTTCAATGTTACGTAAAATTACCATTCTCAAATTGAGTTGTCCTCCTTTCCTGATTACCCGTTTTGAGTAATTTTTCCTTAACTATAACTCGTTTTGAGTAAATCGTCAATAGCCTTTCATTAATAATCTTCCCAAAACGAGAAATATTTTATTGACTTATTCCTATAAAATGGTAATATCAATATAAAGAGGTGAAACGTATGAGTATCGGAGAAAAATTAAAAGAACTTAGAGAAGCGAAAGGCTTTAATAAACGAGAGGCCGCTGAAAAGCTCGGAATGCCCTATACTACTTATAATAATTATGAAACTGACACGAGAGATGTTGGTTCCGAAACATTAAGAAAGATCGCCCGTTTCTATGGCGTTACAATAGATTTCATATTAGAAAATGATGTCGATGGGCATGGCTACTATCTTGATGAAGAAGCAGCAAAGATTGCTCAAGAAATCTTTGATAACCCTGATCTGCGGATACTCTTCGACACCACCAGAAAAGTAAAGCCGGAGGATCTGAAGTTAATAAAGGACATGGTTAAACGAATGAGTGGTGACGATGATTAATGACATATGTAGAATACATTGGAGTTCATCTTGTTGATCTGCCCCATGGGGTTCGAGGTTTCACAAAGAAGAATAAGGATGGCAGTTATTCGATAATGATTAATGCTCGGTTGAGCAGTGAAATGCAGATTCATACATACGATCATGAGATAAGGCATATTGAGAACGGGGATTATGATAATATGGCTGATGTTGATCTGGTTGAAAAGCATCGGCATATTGGTTAGACTAGGCAGTTTTATTTGGTAAATATACAGAGATCCTTCAGAAAAAACATTGCAAAATTCGATAATATATACCATAATTTTACTATGTACTGGCTTATTGTACTGGACTAGATCAAGATGAAGCAAATTTCGAAATTTCAAAAGGAGATAGAAATTATGGCTAAATTTGAATCAAAAAGTATTCCTTTGGATGATTTATACTTAGATGAAGAAAATCCCCGCTTTATTGTTCCGCCAAATCCTAAACAAACTGATATTATTAGGCATCTTATTATGAATGAAGGCGTAGACAAATTGGCTATGAAAATAGATCGAAGTAAAGGCTTCTATGCTGGAGAACGAGTAATCGCCTGTAAAGAACATGGCCGATATGTTGTTTTGGAGGGTAACCGTCGTGTCTGCGCATGCAAAATTCTAAAAAATTTGCAACTCCTCGGAAATGTAAAGCCAGCTTCCGTAAAGTCTTTTGACGTAAGCAAGGAAACATTGGACAATATATCGGTGCTGGATGTTGATATATTACCAAGCCGTACAATGGCTCAGAGCGCACTGGCTTCTAAACATATAGATGGGATAAAAAAATGGACTGCGATTGCAAAGCAAAAATTCTTTGCAATACAATTCGAAGCGGGAAAACCGCTTGAGGAAATCATGGATGTCACGGGCTCAGCAAAGAACACAATAAAAAGAGGAATTAAGGAATATAAGCTAATAAAGTATGCTTTGGAGCTCCCGATGTGGACTGAAGAAGAGTCGGAGAATTATTTGAATTTAGAGGATTTAAAAATTTCTAGATTTATAAGAGTTTTTTCTGCAAACAGTAAGGAAAAAGAACTCCCGCCGTTAAAGGAAATACTTCAGCTTAGTGAGGATGAGTATTTCAATCCAATAACTACAATAAAAAAAGAGCATTTTGATTACTGCATATACTTAATTGCCCGTGCCGCTTTTGTAGATAAAAATGATTTTAATACAAGAAATACATATCTAGATGTACCTGGATTAAAAGATTACTTAATAAAAACAGACTTGCTGCCTACAAATAATAAAAAATCTAATGAGTTAAAATCAGATAAACAAGAGAACGAAGATATAGATCGAGGCGACCCAGGGACCAATCAAAATTCAAATCCCTCATCCACAACTCGTAGGCAAGATACTTCCTCCGCCGAAGAAACGAATACTCAAAATTACAATACTCAAAATAATAGTAGTGACAAGGGTAAAATTGAAAAAAGTGCTACATCAAAAAGATCAACCGTTATTCCTTCAGCATTTGGATGTACTTGTTCCTCCAGTAAGATTAATAATATAACAGTAGAATTGAAAGAGCTAAATGTTCATAAATTCACAAATTCATGTGCCGTTCTGCTAAGAGTTTATCTTGAGTTGAATGCCAAATATTATTTAACAAAAACAGGAAAGGCAGAAAAGATTGAAGAAAACAAATTACGAGATACATTAAAAAATGCTATCAACCTAATGGGATCACGGCATGAATTAACTGATAAATCACAGAGATCTATGCTAGAACTTATTGATAAAAACCATGCTATAACGATTTTTAATGGTTATGTCCATTATGATGACGTTCACCCTTTCGCGGATTCAGTAATTAATTATTTTGATAATTTTGAAACGTTTATTCGGTTATGTCTAGAAAAGTAATTTACTGGCCAACGCCTATTAAGATTGTTATAATACAGATATAAACTTGAAAGTAGGTGTGTTTTTGAATAATAATTTATCTCCTCTTCGATATCCCGGGGGCAAAACAAAACTTTACCCTTATATAAAAAGAATTATTGAATTAAACAATCTTGAAGGATGTACGTACATCGAACCCTTTGCCGGGGGATCTGGGCTTGCCCTAAAACTGCTAATCAATAAAGATGTCGACCATATTATTATCAATGATTTTGATTTTGCAATCTATGCCTTTTGGTATAGTATTTTAAATGAAACAGAAGAATTTTGTCGAAAAATAAAAAATGAATCAGTTGATTTAGATCAATGGCATTACTATAAAGATGTGTATGTTAATCAGTATCAACACAATATCTTTGATGTCGGTTATGCTACGTTTTTCCTAAACAGAACAAATCGATCTGGGATAATTAATGGTGGAGTCATTGGTGGTTTTGAACAGAATGGAAAATACCCTATTGATTGTAGATTCAATCGCAATGTGTTAATTGAAAAAATAAAATTAATACACCAATATAGGCATAAGATTGACGTATTGAATCTTGATGCAATTGACCTTATCAGGAATAATATTAAGAATTACGATATCGATAATACCTTTGTGTATCTCGACCCTCCTTATGTGAAAAAAGGTCCTGAATTGTATCAGAATTTCTTCACTTATCAAGACCATGTGGATTTATATATGTCAATCTATAATAATATCGCATGTCCATGGCTGGTAACTTACGATGTAACTGACGATATGTCCGAACTGTATTCCAGATTTAAGCAAGAAATCATTGATATTAATTATAGTGCTGGGACAAATAAAAAAGGAACGGAATTAGCCATATTTAGTAATAATTTAGACTCTTTAACTGATAAAAAGAGTACAGCATAATAAAAAAACAAACGCCCCTGTTGGCGCAGGAGCGAATGTTATAAATCGGCTGTAATAGTACAAGCCTGACTCAATACCAGAATTGTACCATTACAGCCCGAGAAAATCAAGTCTCGGGCATTTTTATGCCCAAAATAAGAAAGGAATGGACATATGCTAAGAGAAACGTTCACCTTTGAGGGTAAGAGGTACGATGTAAAAGCAAAGACAGAAAAAGAGCTAATTCTTAAAGTAGCCGAAAAAAAGAAAGCCCTCGAAGAGGGATCAATTACCTTAAATAAAGGAATGACAGTAAAGAAATGGACTGATGAGTGGCTGCAGACTTATGTGGAACCCAATGTCGGCGACGCCACGTTGTATGCCTATAAATGTCGCATCAAGAACTATATTACCCCATCAATTGGTAACATGCGTCTGGTTGATGTCAGACCGCTGCATCTCCGCAAAATCCTCAACAGCGCTGCTGGATACTCTAGAGACCATATAAAGAAAATCCGATATACCCTGGTTCAAATATTTACGAAGGCCCAGCGTAACAAGCTGATCATAAACAATCCCGCTGAAGATCTGGATATACCGAGAGCAGAGAATAATACCCGACGGTCCATTACGGATACAGAACGTACATATATATTAAAAGTGGCTGAGAAGCACCCCGCAGGTCTTTGGGTCAAGCTGATGCTGTATTGTGGGCTGCGGCCCCAAGAAACCGCCGCCCTGCAAGGCAGACATCTGGATCTAAAAGGTGGTAACCTGAAGATCGAAAACGCATTAAAGCGCCACGATAATACCATTGGGGATACCAAGAGTCGATCTGGCAAAAGAACGGTACCCATACCTGATATTTTGCTTCCTGAGTTAAGGACGCTTAAGGTTGATCCATACGAGTATGTTTTTAAAAACCGTGATGGATCCCACATGACTACGGCAGGCATGAGAACACGCTGGAGAAGCTTCAAGCGTGAGATGAATATTGAAATGGGATGCAAGACCTTTAAAAACGCCGTTGTGC